GGAATCATAAGATTCAGTGACTGAGCTTGATCAATCCATTTTTGACGACTAGCTGCTTGTTGAACTATAGTTAATGGACTAATTTCTGAGAATGTTCTAAATACTTCTTTTTCTTTTTGTGTAAGAAAATCAAGGTGCTGAACAGATCCTTTTTTCATAAGAATATTTTTCCAAGTATCTTCATCGTCTCTACCATGAGCCTTAAGACATTTTTTCAAATATGGATTACGATATGTAAACGAACCTTTTGCAAGATCTTTCACAAAGTAATTTGATGCTAATGGTTCAATTGACGGTGATACTTGTCCAAGAATAAATGAGGAAGACGTAGTGGGCGCGATGGCGGTTACAGTGAGGTTTCTCATTCCATAACCTTTCATGCCTTCTGGTTCACCATAGTGACGAGCGAGCTCCTGAGAGGCTCTCGTGGACCTTTCAAAAATAGTTTTATGAATCTGTGTATTGAGCATTTGAGCTTCAAAAGATTCAAATGCGATATAATTCGACTGAAGATATGAATGCCATCCAAGAGTACCAAGACCCAATGCTCTCCAATGGACTGCAAAATTATGGGCACTTTCCATAAACTTAATATCTTTTGTCTTTTGAATATATTCCTCCATGACAGCATCAAGGAAATAGATCATTGTTTCAACAGCATCAGTATCTTTCCATTCATCATATTTGACAATGTTCATGGAAGAAAGATTACAAACAAAGGACCAAATATCACTTGATGGTAAACATATTTCGGTACAAAGGTTTGATGCCCAGATTGGAATATTTTTATCTTTGAGAACTTGAGGCTTGTTATTATTCACAGTATCACTAAAGAAGATATATGGATATCCAGTCTCTTTTCTTTTACGAAGAACTTTGGCCCAAATATTACGCTTCTCTGCATCACCATCAACCATTGCTTGCATCCAGTCGTCTGATACAGTTACACCAATTGAAATGTTTTGAATAGCTGCGCCTGGTTCACGAATCTCAAGAAACTCTTCAATATCACGATGATCAATGTTTAAATATGCTGCAAAGGCTCCACGTCTTACAGACCCTTGAGAAATAATATCTGTGGTCGAATCGTATAAACGGAGATAATGAACGGGTCCATCTGCTCTACCTCCAGTACGAATATCACTTCCCCGCGGGCGGATGGATCCAAAATAACCAGAAGTACCGGCTCCAAGTTTGGTTTGCATACCAACTTCTGAAGTCTTTTCTAGAATCTTTTCAATTGAGTCATTTACATAGACACCATTACAAGAAATAGGAAGTCCACGATTCACGCCAAAGTTAGACCAAACTGGAGATGACAAACTATAAAATCCTCGAGACATATAGTCATAAAATTTATCACTAAATCCAGGAATATTTAAAATCTTTTCAGCAGCATTTGAAATAACACGAACACGTTCTTCAGCTGATACACCTTCTTCTAAATAACCATTTCCTCTTGACAAGAATGTACGAGAGTCTTGATTCAACCATTCAAAATTCATTTAGTTCTCCATTAAAATAAATCGTCGGCAGTAATGCCAGTGCCACGTGCATAATCAACAGGACGTCCCTGAAAGAAATCTACCATGTTGGATCCATAAAGTCCTTCGTCAAACCAAGTTGTTTCACGAACTAGATCTTCATCATATGTAATGTTATGATTGAAGTCAATAGCATCAAGAGATTCCACCATTCTTTTCTTAATAAATTCGACAAGAATTTCTGTCGACAAACCATCTTCTTTATAATCACCCATAATCCAATCAATCACCGCTGATTCAGCTTTAATTGATTCAATGCATTCTTCTGCAATACGAGCTTCGAGTTCAGCATCAAACATTTCAGGATATTCTTGTCTTAATGTCTGAATAATTTTAATACCACATTGAGCATGTAGCATTTCTTCATTCCGAGTATATTTAACCTGCTGCGCGGTGTCTTTTAGAATTGCTTTGTTCTTATTCATGTGAAGGATAATATAGAACTGCGAAAACAAAGATACATTCTCAACGAACAAAGTGAAGAGAGTAATTGCATAGACGTATTGTTTACGATCATCTGCATAAACTTTTTTTAGATACTTACGAAGATACTCGACTCGACCTTTAATAATTGGATTTTGTAAATTCTTTTCAAAAACATCAGTAATACCGAGAACATCAAGAAGTTTTTCATATGCCATGTTATGAATAACTTCGGAGTTACCCATGGCATATCCGAGGTCACGAATTGTTGGATGCGGCAAATTATCGCCAAGATTTGCCCAGAATGTTTTAACAGCCACTTCAATCTGGCCGATAGCCGATAATGCTTTTACGAGAACGTCTTTCTCTTGTTGGTTCATTTCCGTTTTAAACTGCGAATAGTCTGAAGTAAAGTTGAACTCATCTGGAGTCCAGAATCCTTTCCAAATCGCATCGATAAAATCTTTTGTCCATGGATAAAGATCTGGTTTCCTAGAAATCTGTTCTTGAAATAGCATATACCGATCCTTTCTGAATACAAAAATAGAACAGTCAAAAAAAGACCGGGCTACTTTATAGGTTGTTATGATATAGTCACATTAGTATTATATATACTTTGTGATTCCTAGTAAACCACTATATATTGTATTTCTTAATAAAAAAAAATTTATTTTATAGCGGTTTCATAATATACAATAATTTGCTTTTGTTGAGCTATATATCTTCTCAGTTCAGCAAGGTTGAGAGATAGATTTTCATAGTCTCTAACACTTAAAGCAATGAAAACAATTTCACCTTCTTCACCCTCAAATCGAGATAAAAATTCGTCTATGTTGCCTTCATTTACAACATACCATTTTACATCCATGAGATTGATAGGAGATGGTCTCTGAGCTTGTTCTATTGTTCTTTCAATATATTCTGTTTGAACAATTGTTTCGGGTGGATTTGATTTTGCGCAAGCACTAAGGACGAGTAAGCTGCTCAAGAGAATCAAAGGCTTCTTGAGTTCCATCATTGATAATCCTTTCAATTGAATCTGGTCGTTGTGATGCTAGTCGAGTCAAATTATGCTCTGAAAGAACATTTCGTAGTTCATCTAGATCTACCGTTGCAGTTTCTAATCTTGCTTGTAAATCTTCTCTGAGTCTTTGATTTCTTTGTATATCATTATTCAAACGATTCACAGTTTCTCGAGTTGTTTCGAGAGCTACTTCTTGTTGAGCAATTGTCCGAGCTTGCAGCGCCAAAGCTTCTTGCATATTTGTAACATATCTATATCCAGCAAATGCTACGGCACTGATTGCAGATAAAACTGCTAGCATAATAAAAATTTTTATCTTTCCACCTAAAAATAGACTAAGCATTGTCTTCTACATATTTTCTAAAACGCTTTAAGAGCACAGGGTGTTTATCTTTCCTACGTCTTTTATCAACAACCGTGGTGGTTTTAAATCTAGGTCCCATTGTTTTTGTATCTTGAGGTATACCGGCATCACCAGCAGTCATCATTTCTTTAACGTTAGATTTTTCTTTATCTTTCATTTTTTGGTAATAAACGTCTAATGGACTTACATATGGTTTTTTCTTTTCTCCTGATTTTTTAGGAAAAATTTTATCTAAACGTGAAGCGCGGTGTGTATAAGCATCCATTTCTTTTACATCATTACAACCAGATTGACCCGGCGTTTTCTTACGAGCCATCTTGTCTGATTCTGGAGTACCCCATTCTGGTTGGTCCTTATACCAACGATCTGTCTTTTTCTTTTCAGAAACTTCAACCTCTGTTTCAGCATTTTTCTTTTTGTCTTTTTGAATATTTTGATCAAATCGTACCATACGAATTCTAACTTTACCGGTCTTAGGATCTGTATATTTTTCTGGTTTTTTATCTGCTGACATCTGTGTCATTTAACTATTCCTGATGCTGTAACATATATTGTTTGTTTTGTTTTCATATGAATTGCTTCATATAGATCTATACCAAATAAACTTCCAACCGGAAAACTATTCTCAAGGATTCGAATCTTGTCTTTCCTTTGAGCCAGTGATTCAAATGTAGAATTTAAAATAGCTTCATCTTTTAGTGTATAAATTCCTGGTGCTAGTGTACCATCATTTAAGATAAACCATTCTGTTCCTTCATTCATAAGATCAAGCGTATCAACGCCAATCTTTTCTAAAATCTTATGAAGATGTTTTTCTTTGACTCCAAAATTTTCTCTAATCAAATAAAGAGCAGCAACAAACGATGCAAGTCTTGAGCCACCACCCGGCACCTTTTGCATGAGTCTTTTAATATTCACGACCAAACGAATAAAAGGTGTCCAAGCATCTCTTTTTTCATTAGTATTCAATTTTTCAGACTTGATGCGATTACCTTTATTATCAATGAGACCGAGCTTATATGCGTCAAATTCTTCCCACTTCATGACAAGCATTCGGAGAAAACGAAACGTATATACAATATCAGCTACTGACTTAATTGTCATAAATATTCTCCAAAAGTTTTTCAATATAATTATCATTTTGTATATGTGTATAGTCTTTATTTGTAATATAATTTAGATTCAAAAGTCCAGGACGAACAACAGCCCATTCAGTTTCATCTAATTTGTATTCGAGCATTTTCAAAGTTGATGGTATTGTAAAACAATTTGATAATAGAATCAAATGATTCACAAACAATCTAATATTAATCTTTTTCGTTTGAAGATATCTTTTCACTTGTTTCTTTAAGAAACGAAACCGAGCTACGTCCTCATAAAAATCTTCAAGTGTATTACACTTTGGATTATAATAATTAGTCGCAGCAAAGTAGAGAAAAGTCTCTTCATCGAGTTCACTACCATCATCAATATACATAATTTATTACTTTGATATAATATCCATAAGTTTGCTAATCATTGTCTTTTTAGTATATCTACGATCGAGTTCGATTCCTTGCTCTGCAGCAAGGTCGTCAATCTCTTTCTTTGTCATTTCTTCAAGAGCTTCTTCGGTAATTTCAACTTTTAAACCACAATCACACTCACCTGGTTTGCATTCACAGTCTGGATCACCACAAGGACAAAGCTCTAGAACTTCTTCCACTACAGCTTCAACAACGGGTTCTGGTTGAGGAGCAGGTGCTGGCGCAGCAACTTCTTTACCATACCAAGCATCAATATCCGCCTGTGAAATTTTTTGACCTTTTAAAAGCTCACCGTTTCTTACCCATCCACGAAGAGTAGGGTGAGCTCCTTTGGCCCATGAAGGAGCTTTAATAGGCATTATGCATTTCCTTCTTTATCAATCAATGCTCTAAAGAATGCATCAATTGTCTTAGCTTCTTTCACCTTTGTAGCAGAAGGAATAATATTTTTATCGCCCTGAGAATTGTCATTATTTCTCATTGGCGATGCTTTCATTTTCTTACCAAACTTAGCAGCATCCTGATGACCCTTTTCTTCAGTGTCATCATATTTAGCACCTTTTTGCATATCTGCTTTCATTTGCTTACCACCAGGCGAAAGTCCTTTATCGTTAGGATCTTGATAACCTCTGTTTGACTGACGAGGATCTTTAGCTTCTTCTACTGCTTCAGTCATCTGAGCACCTGTAGCAAACTTTTTGAGTTCCCTATCCAGTTTAGATATATCAGACTTGCTTTTGGCGTAAAAGTAAACACCCTTATCAGTTTCGCTTTCGAAATCAATCTTCTTAGACTTTTCGTATTTCTTTAGCAAATCGACAGCACCTTTCATTCTCTTATCGCCGTCAAGGTGATCCAGTCTAACGTAAAACTCAACTGCTTCATCTAGCTCAACTGATTCTTTAGCCATTTTGTCAACAGCTTTATCAATTCCTCGATTGCGTTTAATAAATTTGCCGATTATTTTCTTTCTTTCCGGATCTTTATGACCGGGTGAATTGCGAGAAAGATCGGTGGCAGCGCCGGCATAACTATCCTTGGCTTTCTTAATATATGAACCTAGAGTTTTATTTGAAAGTTCGTCAAGATTTTCAACTTCTTCCTTGGCCACCTTCTTTTTGTCACGCATATGTTTAAAGTCAGTGGCATCAATGTCACCGTCTTTATCCATATCCAGCTTATGCTGATCGCCTTTTAATTTCTTTTCCTGGACTTCCTGGTAAGCAGCCCAGATGCTTTGAATATCTTTTCTTTCCATTGTTCTTTCCTTTACATAAAGAGTGCACCGGCTGCTGCGGTGGCAAAAACTGCTAAAACCAGCCAGAAAAATTTACTAATATTATTTATGGTGCGTGTATTTTCTTTTACAAGATCATTTAATTCATCAATTTTTTCGGAATGACGATTTAGTCTTTCCACAACATTTTGCCTATCTGATTCAATAGCCATAAGTTTTTCTTCTGCACGGGCCAATGAGATCATAGCTTCAGATAGTTTGTCTATCTTTTGCTCGATCCGATCGAGTCTTTGGTCTGCTGATGGCATGTCTATTATCTTTCCCCGATTTATTATTGATATTATTTATTGTTTAGCATTTCCACCGTCTTAATGACATTGCTTTTCGAGTTGGACGACCCTTTTCATCTTTCATGGGGCCCGGCATTCCACTCATACGCGCACAAAATGATTTTCTTCTCTTGGCATCTTTACTACCACGTTTGACTTTACCGGTGACAGCAGTCTGTAGATTACCACCGGTTTTACGATTATATGCATCAACACCTTTTTGTGTTAATCCAGCACCCTTTTCAGTCGGACGCTTATGACCTTTTTTGTCTTCACCTCTTTCGTTTAAGAATGCTTTAAAACTAATCATTTCTCTTCAGCTTTCGCTTTTTTACGATCTTGTCTAAAAGCTTTAAATACTGCACTACCTACAGCCTTATCTTTTTTACCAGCCTTACCTC